TGCTAGAAAAGAAACTAGAAAAGATTAAAAAGGTATGAGTGCTACAACTGGATTAAAAGTAGGTAAAGCTATATTTAATATTTTAACTAATGGCAGTACAATGAATTTAGATGGCATGGCTGCTAATAAAATACAACCTATGCCTATGCTAGCTCAAGGTAATCCTCAAGTAGGTGTACTTTATGAGCTTAGTGGCATATTACCTATAAACATAAAGAGATCATTCAGAGTAGAAACTGCTCCTGTGTACATGGTAGATATATCTATTGAAGTTATACATTTAGACTACTCTCAATGTACTATACTAGCTGATGCAGTATGCCAGGATCTACAAGGTGCATCTGGTACATTTAATACTATTAAAGTTAATGGTTTTAATTTAGATGGAATGCAGGAGGGCTACAACAAAGAAAGAAAGTATTATAGTAAGCTGCTTAGTTTTCAAGCTAGAGTATTGCTATAAATAAATTTTTTAATTAAATTGCAAACAATAAAATAAAAAAAAATGGCAACAGGTTTAATGAATGGTACAGATCTTATTATTAAGGTAGGTACAGATGATACAAATGAGGTTATAGTAGCATCAGCAACTACATGCTCATTAGAGTTATCGATGGATGAAATTGATCAGAGTAATAAATCCTCTGGTGGGTGGAAGGCTATCATGGGTGGCCAAAGATCATGGAGTGTTTCTGCAGAGGCTTTATATCAAAATGAAGCAGTAGCAGGATCTAAGAGCTATATAGATTTTTGGAATCATATAGCACAAGCTTCAGCAGATGGTTCATTAGCTCGTACTCCAGTATATGTAGAGTTACAACATGCTAACGGAACTGCAGGAGATAACAATGTTTTTTATTCTGGAGAGGCTTATGTAACTAGCTTATCTGTAAATGGTGGTACTGAGGATCAAGCATCCTATTCTATCTCATTAACAGGGACAGGAGTACTAGCAGTTAATGATGCAGCATAATGTCTAAAGCTACTCCAGGATTTATTAACGGCAAAGCCTATCCAGGAAAGTATGGGATGGCTGCTCTTAGAGCTTTTAGTGATGCTACAGGTATTACTTTAGGAGAGTTAGGATCTATAGGTAGTAACATGACTATTACACAGGCTTTAGCTCTAGTATGGGCAGGCTTAAAAGATGGTGCTAGAGTTACTCAAAAAGATTTTAAACTATCTATAGACGATGTAGCTGATATGCTAGATGATGATGAGGATGCTATGACTAAAGTTTTAGCAGTCTTTGAGCATTCACTAGGAAAGAAGAAACCATCTAAGGTAAAAAAAAAGAAATAGGTACTATTGAAAGAGATCCTATTGATGATTTTGATCATTTAGAGAGGGTAGCATTTGGATGGTTAAATCTAAGCCCAGATGAATTAGATGATTTAACTCCTAGAGAATTTAACAATAAATTTCAAGGCTTTGAGGAGCTGCAGGAGTTAAGAGATAGATCTGAATGGGAAAGATTTAGAATGCATGCAGCAACTACATTAGCTCCACATACCAAAGGAGGTAAAGGAGTGAAGCCAGAAAAACTTTGGCCATTTGCATGGGATAAAAAAGCATCTAAATCTACATCTACTAAAATGAGCCAGGAGAGGCTAGAGTACTTAAGTAAAAGATCTAAACTTATTAGAAATGGCTAGAGGAGTTAATTTAAGATTAGGAGCTGATATAACAGACTTTGAGGCAAAGATGCAGAAAGCATCCAAGAGCTTTAAAAAGACTGGTGCAGCACTTAAAAAGACTGGTAAAGCCATGACTATGGGCCTTACTGCTCCATTACTAGCATTTGCAGGAGCATCTGTAAAAGCATTTGATACTCAAGCCAAAGCAGAGGCTAAACTAAACTCAGCTTTAAAAGGTAATGAGAAAGCTTTTAAATCTTTAAAAGTACAGGCTCAAGAATTACAAAAGGTTACCATCTTTGGAGATGAGGAGACTATGGCTGCTCAGTCTATGCTAGCATCTATGGGATTAGAGGAGGAGGCCATTTTAAGGCTTACTCCATTAATCCAGGATATGGCAACTGCTAAAGGTATGAACTTATCAGCAGCAGCAGATCTAGTAGCTAAATCCGTAGGTAGTAGTACTAATGCTTTGTCTAGGTATGGTATACAAATAGAGGGTGCAGTAGGAAGCCAGGAGAGATTAGAATCTGCAGCAGCAGCATTAACTCAACAATTTGAGGGCCAAAGTGAAGCAGCAGCTAAAGCAGGTGCAGGAGGTTTAAAACAACTGCAGAATAAGTTTGGGGATCTAATGGAAACAATAGGTGCCATGCTTATACCTATAATGAATACTTTAGTAGATGGTATTAGTGGGATGCTTGATGCCTGGAATGGTTTAGATGAGGGATTACAGATAGCTATAATAGCATTTGCAGGTATATTAGCAGCTATAGGCCCAGTACTAACTATAGTAGGTGTACTTACTACTGCTATAGGTTTCATGCTATCTCCTGTAGGATTAATTATAGCAGCTATTGCTGCATTAACTGCAGCTTTCATTTATGCTTATGATAACTTAGATGCATTAAAAGAAGTAGGAGCTATGGTGTTTGCTACTTTGCAAAATGCAGTTATTTCATTTATACAATTTCTAGTACAAAACAATCCATTTGCATTATTAATAGAGGGTTACAACTTTGTAGCTGAGGCATTTGGAAAGGATAAAATTACTTTTTTTGATGATGTTTCAGATTCGCTAGAGGGTTTAAAAATGAAGATACCAGAAGTATCTACAGAGTTTGGATCATTTGGTGAAGCAGTATCTAATGCTGCTACAACTGCTAAAGAGGCTTTATTTGGAATAGGAGAGGCTGCAGGTGTAGGTGCTGAGCTGCTAGGTGGACAAGGTGGAGAGAGTACAGGAGGCTCATCTACTGGAGGTGGATCTACTGGAGGTGGAGGAACTGCTACAGGTGGTGGATCTGGTGGAGATGGAGGAGGAGGCCTTATAGAAAAGATGCAAACATTGACAGAGGCATCTAAGGAATTTGGCTTATCTATATCTAAAGACTTTGCTGGAGCTATGGCAGGAGCTATAACATCTGGAGAAAACTTTTTTAAATCTATGAGTAGAATATTTGTAGATCTATTAAAACAAATAGCAGCTTTAATTATACAGGCAGCAATATTAGCAGCCTTATTTGCTATGATACCTGGCCTAGGTGCAGCACAAACTGCAGCAGGAGGTGCTACAGGGTTTAAAGGTTTATTAACTGGATCTTTGACAGGTAGAGCATCTGGGGGATCAGTAGTAGCAGGCCAGCCATATATGGTAGGAGAATCTGGACCAGAGATGTTTATGCCTAATAGCGGAGGCTCAATTATACCAAACAATAAAATGGGAGGCAATCTACAAGGTAGTTTCTCAGTAAGTGGTACAGATTTAATACTAGCTATTGATAATCAATTAGCAGCTAATACTGGAGGTAGTGCAGCTAGTTTAGGAACAACTACAGGAAACCATTTTTAAATGAGCAGTCTTTATTATAAATCTACTTTTTATTCTGATCTAGGCCAAGATTGGAGGATAGAAATAAAAGCTAAAACACTTACTGCAGGTAATGAAATAGAATTTAATCTCAAATCTGATGGCTTTAAATTAAAGTATGATAAAGGTAAGGATGAAAAGATAAGCCAGATAAAACAATCTAAAGTCACATTTGGTTTTATTGTAAAAGATCAAACTGATAGAGATGGTATTAATGAAATATTAAATTATAAAGCAGGGGAATTTTATGTAGTTATTTGGAGAGGTACTGCAATTTATTATACTGGATGGATAAAACCATCTTTTAATAGAAAAACTGATGAATTTTATCCTTATACATCTAATGTAGATGCTACTGATTCTTTAAATAGAATATTAAATAAGTATAATAATATAATTTATACTAATGGGCCTGCAGATTTTACAGATTTATACAATCCATTAAAAGTATTTTATGATACTTTTGATATAACAAGTCTGCCTATTAGCTCATTTAGTGTTAAATCATTATTTAAGTTTTGGCCTGCAGCACAAGGGCCATTTAATACTTCTACAGATGCTATGCGTATTCTAGCGTATAATAGGAATGCATTTGTAAGCAACCAAGGAAACCAGCCTAATACAATACAAAACTATTTAATAGAGTTTAATGGAGTTTTAAAAAGCTTTGGGATGAGCTTAATCTACTCTAATAATATATATCATTTTATACAAGATAACGCATTAGTATTGGATGATCCCTATTATTGGTGGAATTCAGATCCTAATCCAGGATCTAGTGCATTTAGAGGTAATAGTGGGAATGATTATTTACCTATAACTATTGACAATAGTTTAAATTTATCTGCAACTGCAGGTAATATTTTAAATGGTGCTACATTTTCAAACTTACCAGAGTTAAATTCTGTTAGAGGTACTTATTCTAAAGGTACATTAACTGCTTTATTTGATCCAGACAATAGTTATACTGGATTAACTACTATAGGATTTATAAATGCTGGACAAACTGCTTTAAATCTAAATTTATCTTTAAAAATTACTGAGGTTTGGCCTAATTCAGTTACTCCACATGCAGCACAAGGTAGTTATTCTACAGGAGTTATAGCATGTAAATTACAGGTAGGAAATAGATATTTATCTTCTAATGGTGGATGGGGATCTCTTTCAACTATAAACTGGGAATGGAGTACAGATCCAAACTCAGAGTTTTTATTAGCATCTGGTATGGGAGTAACAGATAGCCAACAATCTCAATTCTTAACACAGGTACAGGATGGATTTGTAACACAATATTTAGAAAATACTCCTGCAGGCTCTGATACTGCAACTGCTAGAATGATAAGCCTAAATTTAAATGTGCCTCCATTAATATCTTCGGGAGAGGTAAAATTTCAAATGGAAGGTAAAATATTCTTTTGGCAGTTACCAGGCTCAGGTATAAATTATGCAGGTGGTAATACACCTATAGTTACATTAATACAGGAATTGAATACGTTTTCGATGCCTGTATCAAGTGGTTTAAATCATACACAAAGCCCAACATCTCGAACTTTGCAGATAATGCAAACTCCTATTTTATCATCATTAACAGAGGGTTCTTTATCAGATGATACCGATAACAATGATGGTACTTTATATATCTCTGCAGTAAATCCTAATACTCAAAACATAGATAAAAATTTAGGTGTATTTCCATTAGGTAATTTATATAGTGAGGATTCTACTCAGCAAACTATAAGGCTTAAAGCAGGTGCATTTTATTTAGATACTGGTGGGTTTGATGTAGAGGCTGGTAGTGTGCCTAAAAATTTAACTCAGTTAGTACTAAATCAGTATTTACTAGCATCTAATAAACCTACTACTATTTTAAGTGGGACCATACGATGTAAATTATTACATGCTACTAGGCCTATAAAATATAGATCTGATTTAGGAGGTACTATAGAAAAATATTTATTGATACAAGGTACATTCACTGCAGCTACTGATACATTTACTGGATCATGGTATAGATTAGATGTATCTAGTATAGGAATAAATGAACAAGAAATAGAGCATTTTTATCCAGACTTCCCTCCTGTAATAGATCCAGGTTCTACAGGTGTACCAGCATTCAATGCTTTGTCTGCAACTGGTTTGGGTAGTTATAATACATCTAATTTCTTAACTCCAGAGAAATCAATAACTCAAAACTATTATAATAATTCTACTATAGGTATAGTTACTACTGAGATACCTGCAGCTACATCTGCAACTACTATAGATATAGGATATATAAGAGGTAAAGTATTTACAGGCCAAAAATTAATGCTTACTGATCCATTTGGTAACAATGCTTTAGAAATAACTACTACTAATAAAAGTGAGGTAGGAGATAGCCATATAGATGCTAGTTTTACATCTTTAGCTAAATATCCTATAGGCTCATTAGTATTAATTAACTCATACGATGTATCTAATGTAATTACTGGAGATGTTTCAAAAATTGTAGCAGGTACAAATATAAGTATATCTCCTGCAGGAGGTACTGGAGTAGTTACAATTAATAGCACAGGTGGTGGAGGTACGCCATCAGCTCCTTTAAATAGTGTGCAGTTTAATGATAATGGTAATTTTGGTGGAGAGAGTGCATTTACTTACCAGGCAGTATCAAATAATCTTTTTGTAACTAACACAAATAGCCATTTCTTTGGTACTAATATAGGGCATAGAAGCTATTTAGATCCTGGCACAGATGAACTATGGTTTTTCTTAACTGCTCAAGATTTTAATTTAAGTGATACAGGGAACTATTTTGTAAAGACTAGAGATGGATCAGATACTACAATGAATGGATTTGATAGTAGGGCTCCTATGCGTATATCATCTACTTACTTACCTATTGGATATAGATTAGTAGCTTATGAAGTTTACACTAATGCAGCTAGACCATTACTATTGAGGCAAAGTACATTTGATAGCACATCTACAACTTTATTAGATACTGCTACTACAAATAGTATAAATGCTTTAGGTACTGCATATACTATAAATGTAGGAGATTATTTTACTCTATTAGTAGATGCAGATAGAAGTACTACACAGGTATTAGGAGGTCGTTTAAGACTAACAAAGATTTAAAATGGATAAAGATACAACAGAGAGTATAATAGTGAACGGAGCAGCTATAGGATTGAGCTTTACAGAGTTAGAGCCTGCATTAAGATTATTGGGATTAATTATAGGTATTGCATTTACATTATATAAATTTTATTTAGCTTATAAAAATGAAAAAAGGCGTTCTAATAAGAATTAAAGACAATGGTACACAAACTCTAGGCAGGCTATTTATATTTAATGGCTTAGATATAGAGTTTGAATGTGCAACTTTAGAGCTACCATTTCAAAACAATGCTAGAAACATCTCCTGCATATTGCCAGGCAGATATTCAGTATCTCCTAGAAATAGTAAAAAATATGGAGATCATTTTTTGGTAGAGAATACAATGCTAAGAGATTTTATCCTAATACATGAAGCTAACTACTATACGGATCTAAAAGGATGCATAGGAGTAGGAGCAGATTTTATAGATATTAATAACGATGGAGAGTTAGATATAACTAGCAGCAGGAATACTAAAAAGAAACTACTAGAGATAGCTCCTGCAGGATTTGAGATACTAATTTTAGCTGCAGATAAAAATATTTAGATATTTTTTTGGTTATTAAGTTTATAGTTTTAAATTTACAACTCTAAACAAAAAGATAAGACAATGACAAAAGAGTTTAAAAACAAACTGCAGAGCCAAAGGCTAGAGATTACACATCTAATAACTTTGCAGCTTATTGAATCATTAGTAAAGCCAGATGAGGGTAAACTAAATAGCTTACATAAGCTACAAGAACTGAATAACGAACTTTTAAAAATGGTACAAGATGCAAGTAATTAAGAAAAAAGATTT